CCACTAATAACCTGTATCCATTAGGTAAGATTATTTCTGGATTGAATTCTTCTTCTCCATTATCTTCGATAAGATGGTCGGTTGCATCAAAGATATTGTCGAACTGTTGTCCGCATATACCGCAAGGTGGAATCTCAATCAATGTTCAACCCCATCTTTTCTTTAATAAATCCTGCACCATACTTGATGTACGCTGAGTTGACATCTTCCCCATCACCGAAGGTAACAGTGGTAACTGGTAGTTCACGCGATAGGCTTGCTGCAAACTCTCTTCCTGGAGCATCGCCGTCAGCGAAGACGAAGATGCGCTCGAAGTCTGCAAGTAATCTTGTATAATGTTTCTTCCAAGAGTTTGCTCCAGGAACGCCAACGCATGGAATCCCAACCAACTTCGACATAGTAAGTGTATCAAGTTCGCCTTCACAGACCCCAATCCAATCGCCAGCATACTCAATGTCAAGTACGTTATACATCCGAGTATCAACACCGACCATACCCATATACTTCGGTTCAACGGCAGGATTAAGAGAGCGAAAACGCAAGTCAACCACGCCAGTCTTCGTAATATACGGAATACTGAGCCTTCCTGCGTACTGTTCATGTCCAGGTTCAGGCTCCTCTACTACGCCTAATCGCGCCAGACGCGCTACTTCCCTTGTTATTCCCCTGCTTGCTAGGTAATCTTCCGCCAGAGAGATGCTTCCCGCGTACTTGCTGGTGGCTCTCCCCAGTAATTCCTTCTGCGATAGACTTTGCTTCACGTATATCACACCCTTCTTTCTTAGCAATTATTTGAATGCTATTGCCTTGCATACCACACGCGAAGCAATTAAATATATTCTGTCTTGTATTGAAACTTGCACTTGCATGACTATCATTATGGAACGGACACTTGATGTTGACTTGACCAGAGGCACGCGTGATGTTGGCACCGTAGTGCTTCAACACCGCTACTATGTCTGGTAAGTCATCCACCAAATACATCGCCCAACCTTAATACTAGATATGAATCTGCTATTGACTTGCCTCTTGCTTTGATTAGTAATGCTGATAGTACTTTGCCCTCGTCAAGTCCTCGCGCCTCCGCGTAATGTTTTGATTCGAGTTGGGCTTCTTTGGTCCATCCACTAAGGTCAATTTTATTTCCTGCTCCTGGCGCTTTGCATTCGATGATGCCAATTGAACCAAGGAAGTCTTTACGGATAACAACGTCTCCCTCATCTCTTGCACCAGTGCGAGCAAGTCTTTCAGCGTCGTATCCATTTGCTCTAAACCAGTCTCGGATGTCGGTTTCATAGGTCGCACCTCTAGCCTTGTGGCTCTTCCTTGTTGTCATCTTCATCCTCAAAGTTAGGTACTGCTACGGATTCAATTGCTGTACGTAGTGCGTTCTCAAAGTTGGATGTGATAGAATCTGCTGCATCCTGCCAACCTTGGATGTATGCTTCCTGTTGCTTAATCTTAATTGTCTTTTCCATTGTGTCTCCTAAACATTCTCTGGTATGTCGTCGATGTACATGTATTCTGGATTAAACGCTAGCCATGTCATTAAAGTCCCATTCGCATCTGCTCTTCCGTAGCGATTCTTGACTGATGCAACGCCCATCGATGTGCCAACAGTCCCGAGTGTACATATGAGTGCAGGGAGTTGAGAGACTTTTCCTTGGATTGCACTTCGCGGTTGACAAGGATTTCCTGGAACTGCTTCCGAAGTATGATGTAGTACAACAATCGCTGCATTAGTATCTCTCGCAAGGAACTTCAACTCCTTCATGATTGCTCGCATAGAAGCGAACTCTTCGCCACCATCTGTGGCTACATCCATGAGGTTGTCCAAGATAATGAGTGATGGGCTACATCCCCACAACTCCTCAAACGCTTGGACTTCCTCATCGATGTCTTCTAACGTTGGAGACGATTCGAACGACCAGATTATGTGACTTCCTTTTTGGAGGACTGCTTTCGTCCAACCAACATCAGTATTAAGTTTCTGCTCAACGTCTGACTGACTTTTCCCCGAAATCATTGATGCCAGACGCATCGCCATTGTATGTGCATTTGTATCTGCTGAGATGTACAAAGTAGGCACATTCGTTTTGAGCGCAAGTGCTAAGGCAAGAGTAGATTTTCCTGCACCTGGAGCACCAGCAAACATAGAAACTTCTGAACGACGTATGATAATCTTGTTCTGTTCGAACGCCTTAAAGGAACTAGGAAGAGGTTCTCCACCAATTGATGCACGTCCTACTGAGCGTACTAGTGTTCTCACTTGGTCCTCCTCCTAGTTACTTAAAATGGAAATTCTTCTGGTACTAATTGACTGGCTTGCATTGGTCCGCGCCCTGTGGCATCGGACATACCCACATCGCGTATGGGTTTCCCGTCTTGCTTGAGATTCCCGACTTGTACTTGCGAGGTCCGTGTTGGCAAGTTGGTCCACCCTGTTGTTGGGTTGTTGGAGCCGTAGCGGACGGAGCCTGCGCCTGGGGTGGAGCGGATGATACTGGTGGCGGAGTGCCTTGCGTTGAAGGCGATGTCGCTAAAGGGAGTGCTCCGTAAGCACCTACAATCAGCCGTTGTACCGAAGCGACTTGATGAGAGTAGTCACCAATTCCCTCTAGTAACACACTGAGTTCGTCTGCCGTCTGAGCACGTACGTTAATCATGTCACCCGAAGGGGTCTTGTATGATACTTGTAACTTCCAGTCTTCTGCCATTTATTTATCCTTCTTGATAGAGAATTGACAGTACTCTGTGAGTCCGCACATGTACTGGCAACTGTTTGTGTTGGGCAAGAATATCGCGCTCTTGCGTGCGTTGTCAAATTGCGTGATTAGGTATTCCATCTTGTCGTAGGTGTACTCAGATAGGTCTACCATCTCAGAGATGTTATTACCGCGAGACATGTAGTAAGTTCCCCACTTGACCTCGATGCCGAACTGTTGTTCGAGACCTAGTTTGTAGAACCCAAGTTGTAGGCTACTAGTAGGCGTGTTCTGTGAAGTCTTGAGGTCGACGATGACCAGTTCTCCATTGACCTCGAACACGCGGTCGATAATCATTTTTACCTGTACATCATTGACGACAGGAGTAAGGGCAAGTTCGATTGCTCGGTTGCCATCTGGTGCGGTCCAAATCTTCCAGTCGGGGTTAGCGTTACGCCAATTGATGTAACCCTCTACCCACTTGGGTCCTTGGTTCTGCCAGAAGTTGACATCTTCCTTGTTAGGATTAGCCTTAGTTGCGCGACCACCAACGCGAGCATTGGTTAAGTCAGTATCACCCTTGGATAGTTCCCAAGCGGTATCCCATAGTTGCTGAACGCTCATCCGTTCTCCTTGTCATAGTTTTCACATGCTAGGTGGAACGCTGAGCCGCCAACAGACCAGACGGATGGGGCTTCTTCCTTGTTGAGGAGTCTGCCGAGGTAGTATTGATACCCACACGTTAGGTAGGTAGTGAATGCAGAGTACGAGATGTGCTCTGGTAGAGTATATTCTTCTAGTTTGATTGACATATATAGAATTATACACACCAGTAACAAGACCGTGGCTATCCAACGATTGGGTTAGGGGCATGTATAATTTATATATAAAGAAAATATATAAAGGCCTTCGGCCTTATATATAGTATATATTATAATAACTATATCGAAGGAGTACTATGTCAAATTTCTTAGAAGCAGCATTAGGTTCACTCACTGGTATCACCGTATTCTATGTCCTAGAGGCACTCTACTATGAAGTCAAGGCTCGTATTCATGGTCGTCAGTATGAGATATTCCTCGATGAACTAGAGGAAGAACTCCAACCTTAATCCTTTAGAAACGACAAAAGACCCCCTCGCCCTAGTGTAATCACTAAGGTAAGGGGGTTTCTTGTCTTAAAAGGGCCTTGTAGGGCTTATTAGGGGTATTACTTGGCTCCTACGCCGTACTCATCTTCTGTCTTATCCAGTGCCTTGGCAGCAGGACCTGCTAGAGAAGCGATAGCAATTGAGATTGCTGGCGCTAACCCTAGTTCGTTTCCTGCTAGGAAGGTTAGGAATGATACAAGTACACCACGTAGGTATGACTTCAATACTGCTTTTTGCTTTGTAGATAGTTTCATTTGTTTACTTTCTTCTTCGGTAGGGGCTTTAGTCTTGATGCCGCTAACCTGGCTTGGTCAGCAGTCTTAAACACTGGCTTGTCCGTCCATGGGAACCAAGGGGATGTGTCGTTCCCACAAGATTCGTTGATTGATATATGTAAATGCTTATTATGCTGGTTAACTCCGTCGTACTTGAGTTCACCTTTCTTGGCAGACCAAATCTTACCCTTGAAAATTAGGTACTTAACTCGCTTGTCTGCTTGCAACTTCTCGTAGATTTCTACACAGTCAATGCCACGGGCAGGGTCATGTGTTAG